ATAGGGGTATAGATTATATCCATATTCATACGCCTTGGGTAAGAGATATATTCAATAGAATATCGTATGACGTAGTTTCAAATATCTATGCAGCTACTGGACAACAAGTATATCCCGAAATGAAATCAATCAATGAGTGGGAAATCGGTGGTGTTCAAGAACCACACTTTGACACTTATTCCAATCAAGATATAAAAAACAATCATGTCGAAGAAACTTCTTCAAGAGAATGGACTGTAATCTTATATGTAAACGGTCATGAAAGTTATCAAGGAGGAGAAACATACTTTCCAAACTTGGGTGCAATAGGAGAAACTATAACACCTGTAGCTGGAAGTGGTATTGTATTCAGAGGTATAGACCATGAACATGGTGTATATCCAGTCAGAAGAGGTTCTAGATTCACTATTGCTCAGTGGTTCACCTCTAACTATGAAAGAATGATAACAGACGAAAAAACTAAAAATCTAAATCTAGACCACGTATCCCTCAGACAAATGACCTAAAAAAAATTTGACAATGACCCTCACTTTTTAGTATACTAGTAGAGTATTAAAAAAAGGAGTAAATATGTCAAATATCTATAACGACCAAATAATGGACGGAATCATACTAGACGTTGATTCTATGTCCGATATGGACGTAATGTCTAATCTTAATATAGTAAACGTATATAAAGTGTCTAAATTCACTGGAGATGACGTGCATGGTGCAAATATCATAGACTATGCAAGAAGTGTCTTAGTGTCTCAAATGTGGGACAATGTATTAGTATGAATTTAACTGAAATAATGAGAGAGTATGACCAAATTAGGTTTACTCAAAATGAATTAGAATATGAAGGACACGTGACTGAAGTTCATGAAAACTTTATAAAAGGTAAATTCTTTGAGAAGATTGGAAGTCATAGAGTTGACGACTGGTTCGAATCAATAATATACTTGGACGATTTCAAAGGTTTAAAACTAGAATGGTTCTTTGAAGGACAAGGTTGTGATAACTCTGCAATAGGTGTCAGCGGTGCTTGGGAATTATTTTGTTCCTAGGGGTTGACAATGACTCTCACTTTTTAGTATACTAATAATATGACAAATTCAATAAGAAACCAAAAAGACTCACTTGCCAAGTTAATGGCTACCGAAAACCTTACTATAGTTCATAAGAAGGTTCCAACTGCATATTTCGATTTAGAGAATAGAATACTTTGTTGTCCTATTCTTAAAGACGAAATCTCACCCGAACTTTATGACTTGTTTATGGGTCATGAAGTATCTCATGCACTGAATACACCATATGAAGGTGTTCATTCTGCAGTGACAAAAAACAGAACACTTAAAGGATATCTTAATGTTGTTGAAGACGTTAGGATTGAGAAAATGATTAAGAACAAATATCAAGGTCTTAGAAAATCATTTTACAAAGCATACAATGAATTAATGGATATGGATTTCTTTGGAATCAAAGATAGAAATCTACAAGAACTTTCATTGATTGATAAAATCAACCTTATCACAAAATGTGGTTCAAGGATTCAAATCAAACTCACTCAAGAAGAACAAGAATTCTTAGACTGGTCTAACAGATGTCAGACTTGGGAAGAGGTTGTTGAATGTGCAACTGCAATTTACGAATGGTCAAAAGAGAATGAGACAAGAACTGAAGACGATTTAAAAATGGTTCCTCAAATGTTTGACATTGGTGATGACGAAGAAGACGAAGACGGAGATGAGTCAGAAAAGTTTGACAATGACTTCGGTGATTCAGACGAAGATTACGAAGACGAAGACAACCTTCCCGAGATAGACGATTCAGAAAACTCTGAAGACGGAGAAGAAAAAGAAGAAGGTGAGGAAGAGTCTGAAGAAGAAACTGAAGAAGAAGGTAAGTCACAAAGAAAAATGACTGGTGGTAAAGAAGCTTCCAGTGGTGAGTATGATGACGAAAACGGTGCAAGGGAATCAATCACTGAACATAATGCACATAACAACGAAGGTCAGTTATATTCAGATGAAAACATTATCAAAATCAGTGTTGACCTCAAAGACAAATACACAAAAGAAAATGACATGATGAGAAGTGTCAAAGTGTCTTACAAAGATTTACTAAAAGATATGAGAGAATCATTCTTTGAAGACATTAATGCAAAAAACAAAGAAGTTGCACTTCACACCATGAACAAACTAGAAGCTAAAAACAAAAAGATTGTGAATCATATGGTGAAGGAATTCGAAATGAAACAATCTGCAAAAAGAGCTGTTCATGCCTTCAGTGGTAAAACTGGAAAACTTGATATGAATGCTCTTGCAAAATATCAGATTGTTGATGACATTTTCAAAAGAGTGACTTACTTGCCTGAAGGTGAGAACCATGGTGTTAACGTAATGATTGACTGGAGTGGTTCTATCCACAATGAGGTTCTTGACCTAATCGAACAAGCACTTGTCCTAACAATGTTCTGCAGAAAAGCAAACATTCCTCACAGAGTTTATCTCTTCTCAGACAATTACGATAGAGACGTAGACGGATATAGAAGAGACAATGGACAATTACTTGAACTATTCTCAGACAAACAAAATACTAGAGAATACAAAGAAATGTTTATGTATATTTCTCAGATTTGGAATGACTACTTTGCAGATAGACTAAGTGGTTATGGAAGAAAATTTGAGAAGTCAGTTGAAATTTGGAATGACTGGTTCGAGGGAACACACTATGTCCAAGAATATGACGGGTATTACATTTACCTTCCAAGATATTCTGTTCCTCAAAGATTTGGTCTTGGTGGAACACCTCTTGACCATACACTATTTTCAATGAGAACACTTCTCAGAGATTTCCAAAAAGAATATGGTATTGAGAAATCAATTCTAACAGTTATCACTGATGGTTATTCTCATGGTTCTAATGTTCTTCAGAGAACTGAAGAGACTAATGCTCAAATCAAAGAACAAACTAATGAAGAAATGGATACATGGAATGTTGAACAACATATTGAAATCATTGACCCATATTCAAGAAGAGTCTACCCAATATCTACTGGAAGATATTACAGAGGTGGTGACTTCAAAAGAACTCAGAATATCCTTGACTGGATTTCTAAAGAAACTGGTGTCATTGTCACTGGATACTTTGTTGTTGGTAAGAAACAAGACTTTGTTCAAATCTACAGTGAAGTTAAAAAAACAGAATACTATTCAGATTACAAAACTGAGTGGTTGCAGTGTAGAAAAACTGGAATGGTTGTTAACTGTCACGGATATAACAAACTCTTCATTACCGCTGCAAGTTCAATCGGAACTGAAGGAACCGATGAGTTAGACGAAGAATTGGTCGATGCGAAAAAAGTTAGAGTTCTAGCTGCTTTCAAAAGAAACCAAAAGTCTAAAACTACTTCAAGATTTTTAACCAACGAATTCATTAAGGAGATAGCATAATGGAAGCAAAATATATGATGAATGAAACATTCATTTTAGAGAGAGACGATTACAGGGACTTTACCAATAGGGTAATGATACTGCAATCAAGAAAAGAAGAAGCACCTTATATCGTGGAACACGATTATATCCAAGACACTTTTGAAGTGACACTACTGGATAACAGGTATACATTAAAAACAATAATGGAGAAAACCCAATGAGAGATACATTAAGAGTAGACCCAGCTTACTATATCTCAACTGTAAACGATTATAGTAAATTTGCAGATGCAGTTATGGACGTGGGGCCTTCACCCTGCGTCAGATATGATTGTCCTATGTTCAATGAATGCAAGTCCGAAGAGAAGGAATGTTTTGCATTTAGAATTTGGGTCAATAATGGTGGTGAGTTGAATGAGAAACAACAACTAAAAATGGGAACTAGATTTGAATCAATTAAGTAAAATACTTGACAATGACCTTCACTTTTTAGTATACTATACAAGATGAGAAAAATAACTAATAACTTAAAAGGAGACTATATGGATAAAAGAAGTTATAACAGAGATGAATCGATTACCGTTGCTGGAAAACCGTTTCATTTTACACCCGATAGGAAGGAATTTTTGGAAGCACTTTCCAAGTCATATCCCGAACAGACGGTTTTTACTAAAGAAGAAATTAATGCAGTGGGTTCATTCCCATACTGGGTTAAATCTTCAAGGTATGATTTTAGAGACAATGGTGTCTTCAATCTTACTCAAGTTATGGGTGGATACAACGGTGGATATACTGAATCTGCAATTGTCCCACCAGTAGAACAACCAAAAGTTGTTCCAGTTCCAGCACCAGTTGCTAGTTCTAACATGCCAGTTGCAGCTGCTACTGCTTCTGTTAATATGAATGACAATGTCAAAATCATTCCCGAGAAAATGTCTAACTATGTTCCTTTCGGACACTTCAAAGATGTCAAGAACATAATCAAGTCTAAAATCTTTTTTCCAGTATTCATTACTGGTCTAAGTGGTAATGGTAAAACATTGATGATTGAACAAACATGTGCTCAATTGAATAGAGAACTCTTCAGAGTCAATATCACCATTGAGACAGATGAAGACGACCTAATGGGTGGTCACACTTTAGTCAATGGTAATGTTGTCTTCAGAGAAGGCCCTGTTATCAAAGCTATGAGAAAAGGTGCTGTCCTTCTCTTAGACGAAGTTGACTTGGGTTCTAACAAATTAATGTGTCTACAGTCAGTTCTTGAAGGTAAAGGATACCTAATCAAGAAAACTGGTGAGTGGGTGACACCTGCTAAAGGTTTCACAATCCTTGCGACTGCAAACACTAAAGGACAAGGTTCTGAAGATGGAAAGTTCATTGGAACTCAAATCATGAATGAAGCAATGTTGGAAAGGTTTGCAATCACAATGCAACAAGAATATCCACCAGTGACTACTGAGAGAAAAATTCTTGCAAAAGAAATGGAACTCAGTGGAGACGTTGACGAAGAGTTCGTTGAGAAACTAGTAGACTGGGCGGACATAATCAGAAAAACTTACTATGAAGGTGCGATAGATGATGTCGTGACTACTAGAAGACTGGTTCACATTGTCAATGCATTCAGAATGTTTGGTGACAAACTGAAGTCAATTCAAATGTGTATTTCAAGGTTTGACGAAGAGACTAGAAATAGTATCCTCGACCTTTACACTAAAATCGACGCAGGTGTCGACCTAAATGCTGAAAACCCAGTTGACGAAACTGAGTCTTCAGAGTATAATGATTAATATGTTTGGTAAAAAGGTTAAATCAAAGTCAATAGACTACAAATATAACGAGGGAGAACTCTTAAAGGAGTTTTCCCAGTATATTGATAAAACCTATGCCCAACATTATAGTTTAAACAAATACCAATCCACTGAATTTATTATTGACAGTGGACATGGTGAGGGTTTTTGTATCGGGAACATATTGAAGTATGCACAACGATACGGTAAAAAAGGTGGTAAGAATAGAGCAGACCTTCTAAAGGTTTTACATTATGGTCTATTCATGCTTCATGTTCACGATAAACAGGAGACTAAAAAGTGATGAAAATTAGTAATGACACGAGAAATGTCTTAAAAAATTTCTCAACAATTAACCAAGGGATTAAAGTAAGTAGTGGTAATACACTTCAAACAATCTCTAATATGAAAAACATTCTTGCAGTTGCAACTGTATCTGAGGACTTTCCTCAAGATTTCAGTATCTACAATCTGCCTGAATTCTTAGGTGCAACCAGTTTACTGGAAGACCCCGACTTTCAATTTGGTGATGCAAGTTTAACAGTTGCAGACAACAATTCAAGTCTTGCATATTTCTATGCAAGTGAAGGTATGGTGACTTCACCCGAAAAAATGATAACAATGCCTGATGCAGAAATCGGTATTGATATCTCTTCTACACTTCTAAACGAGTTGCAGAAAGCAGCTAGTGTTCTAGGTGTAGGTGACTTAGTCCTATCAAGTGACGGAACAACAATCAAGTTGGAAGTGACTGATAAGAAAAATTCAACTTCAAACACATTCTCAAGAATCGTGGGTGAGGGAAATGGTGTTTCATACACTATGAACTTTAAGATTGAGAACCTTAAAGTGTTAGACGGAAACTATGAAGTTCTAGTTTCGTCAAAAGGAATCTCACACTTTAAAAACAAAGATGTGGATTTAGAATATTTTATTGCATTGGAGCCTGATAGCAAATACAATGTTTAACCTATATAATAGTGTAGGTATTGTGCTAGTCTCTGCAATGCATACGGGACATAAGACATCTCATCAATCTTCAAGGGTTCTTATGACAGTTAATTCGGAGGGGTTTTAACTTCTATGACAAAACATACTGACTTCCATTCGGGTAAAAGAAAGTTTATCAAAGGTAAACTTCCACTCGAAAGGAAGTTAGACAGTTTCGATTTTGAACAAGAAGAATCTCATGTAATAAATTCAAATTGGTTAAAATCACAAGAAGACAGTATAAAACTTAAAGAACAAAACATGATTGAACTTTTCAAAGGTGGAAGACAACCAAAGTTCAGTAATGAAATAATGAGAAAACATTTAAAGAAATACAAACAAAGAAAAATAAGAAAAAATTATGTAGGTGTCACCAAACAGTTTTATGATGACCCTAATTTGTTTTGTAAATATATTTTATGGAGACTAGGTGAATTATGAAAGAAGAATTTTTATATGTGGAGAAATACAGGCCTCAAACCATTGAGGACACGATACTACCTCAGAGTCTTAAAAAGACATTCAAAGAATTTGTCAATCAAGGTGAGATACCCAATCTTATGTTATGTGGAACAGCAGGTGTAGGTAAAACTACAGTTGCAAAGGCATTATGTAATGAAATGGGTGCAGACTTTATCGTTATCAATGGTTCTGATGAAGGTAGATTGATTGACACACTAAGAACCAAAATCAAAAACTTTGCTTCTACAGTATCCTTAAGTGGTGGTGCAAAGGTTGTAATCCTTGACGAAGCAGATTATATTTCTGCAGACTCAGTTCAACCTGCGTTGAGAAACTTTATTGAAGAGTTCTCTTCTAACTGTAGATTCATATTCACTTGTAATTACAAGAATAGAATAATACAACCACTACATTCAAGAACAACTGTAATAGATTTCAAACTAACACCAAAAGATAAACAAACACTTGCTGGTGTCTTCCTCCAAAGACTTAAAGAGATTTGTGAGTTGGAAGATATCAAATATGAAGAAAAGGTTTTAGTAGAACTTATTCTAAAGTTCTTCCCCGATTTCAGAAGGTGTATCAATGAAGTGCAACGTTATGGTGTTGGTGGTGTTATTGACACGGGTCTTATTGCAACACTAGCCGAAGAGAAACTTACACCTCTCATTGATATGATTGCAGACAAGAACTGGAAAGGTATGAGGAAGTGGGTTGGTCAGAATAGTGACAACGACTTCGATACACTTTACAGAAAAGTTTTCAATGCATTGGAACAAAGACTAGAACCTTCTAGTGTTCCAGCTGCAGTTCTTTTTATTGCAGACTATCAATACAAGTCTGCATTTGCAATGGATAGTGAAATCAATTTCGTTGCATGTTTAACTGAAATCATGTCGGAGTGTAAATTCAAAAATGGGTAAACTCAGACAATGGTTCTTTAGGTGGTTTGATTCTCAAGTAGAGAAATCAATCCAAAGAAAAGCAGACAGAATGTTTATGAAACATAAAGTCAAAACTACAGATGGAGATAATACATGACACAATATAATGAGAGAGTTCAATATCAGAGGGATTTACTTGCAGCTGAGAAGTGGTCAAAAACTGTTAAGTCAGTTCATGCACATTCACTTAATTCAATGTGGTATGATACAAGACCACAAGATACCGAAGACGGAAAGTCTGTAATGGATATACAATACAATAGTGGACTTGTTGAGAGACATACACATGACGGTTATACACTTTACTTTGGAGAAGAACTCAAAGGTGAAGAACTTGTATACGAATATGGAAGACATGTCTAAAAGAAATCCTTTTGATTTTGTAAAGTCGGTCTCTTACGACAAAAAAAACCTCATGGTTGATGAGGTTGAAGAGAAATCATATCAACCATTTTTAATTAATAAAGCATTATCTTATCACCAAGATTCTGTTTTTCTTACTAACGAGATGAATATCAGACATGGTTCTGATAACCGTCTTCAATACCTCTTTTTCCTAAATACTCTTAGGAAAAGACAAAGGTTCTCTAAATGGAGTAAACCTTATGTTAGTAAAAAACTCGATACTATAAAAGAGTATTATCAGATATCAACAAGAGAGGCAAAAGAGTATGTCAACCTACTATCTGATAAACAATATCGTGAATTGAAAAACAGAATGAAAACTGGTGGTAGAGATAATGGATAACCAAGAAGATATAGTAAAAGACCTAGTAGAGGTCACATTCCCCGAAAAAGAAGATTTTTTAAAAATAAGAGAAACACTTTCACGTATTGGTGTAGCCTCACGTAAAGATAAGGAACTATTCCAATCATGTCATATACTTCACAAACGTGGTAAGTATTACATAACACATTTTAAAGAACTATTCAAACTAGACGGTAAACCGTCCAACTTAGATGAGTCAGACATTGCAAGAAGGAACACTATAGTGTCACTTTTAGAACAATGGAAACTAGTCTCAGTAGTCAACTCAAATCAAGTTTCCGAACCAAAAGCACCATTGAGTCAGATAAAAATCATTCCATTTCGTGAAAAAAATGAATGGAAATTGACAACAAAATACTCAATTGGGTCGTCAAATCCCTAAATAAAGGGATTATAAATATAACAGGAGGAACTATGTTCTCAGCTATCATAGACTTCATTATGGGAATTTGGAATTTATTAATGGTAATTCCAGTCGTAATATCTATTTGTAGTGTAATTGTCGCTTTGACACCTACACCACATGATGATAAAATGTGGGCTAAAGTATATAAATACTTAGAAGTCCTTGCACTTGCAATCGGTAAAGCTAAAGATAAAAACCCATTGTTAGATAAGTAAATAAGAGGTAATAAATTATGGAAATTATAGGAATCATACTAGTCGTTTTAGTAATTGCTTACTTTGTCTCAAACAACAAAAAAGATAAGAAGGTTGAAGTATCTGTTAAACCAGTATCAAAACCCGAAAAACCAAGTGTTGCAGAGCTAAAGAAGTTGACTAAAAACCAATTGATTGAACTTGCAGAGAAGAAAAATCTAAAAGTCAAGAAAAGTGGTGCTAAAGCTGCAGTTATTTCAGAAATTCGTGACCAACTAAAATAGTTAGGAAACAATCTCATAAAGGGAGCTCATGCTCCCTTTTTTTATATAAATAGAAGTATGGAAGCTATATTCGATTTGATAGGTGATGTGGGTGTCCCAATTGCAATGGCATTAGTCATGGGTGTATTCATCTTTCTAATAATTAGACAAATCATGGAAGGTATAGTTGATTCCATTAAAACACTAACAATGTTTTGTGAATCTTTAGAGAATCGTGCAAGAACAATGTCTAACGAAATGATTAAGATAGATATGTTAGTGTCAAGTGCATTAGAGTTAAGACCCGATATAGACAGAGTTGCAAGAGCAGAAAACTTTATAGAAGACGGTAAACTTGATGTAAGGAGGGATTAATGGAAACAGAAGTCCCTATGATTGTAGAATTGATTACCGATTACGGATTCCCCGTAGTCATGATGGTAGGACTTGGATATTTCGTTTATTTTGTGTGGAACTTTATTAGTGAACACATAGACCCCGAAATAGAAAAAATGCACTTTGCATTGATTCGAGTCATTGACCAAACGAGAATGCTTGACCAAGACTTAATCCGTTTAAAAGAAAAGGTTGACGTTGTTTTAGAATACCGTGAAAATGAAAAGAAAAGAAAGGAATCTAACAATGACTAAAGTATTACCTATTACATATTTGTTGTGTCTACTATCATTTTCAGTTGAAGCTGATATAGTTCACAAATTTAAAAATCCTTCATTCTCAGGCATAGGAACTGGTGCTCATTATCTTACAATTGAGAACCAAGAATCCAGCCGTAAGAAAGCAATAGAGGACGCATTAGCAAGTGCCGAAAAAGCTGCACAAAGAGATGCAGAAAACACTACACTTGCAAAATTTATTAGAAACTTAGAAAGCAGAATTTATGCTCAGTTGTCTAAACAATTAGTTGAGTCAATGTTCAGTAATGACAATGCAACAAACTTTGGTTCCTTTGCACTTGAAGGAAGTATTATAACATGGGAAGTAGTGACCAATGCAGAAGGAACAGACGTTATTAAAATGACTATCGTTGATTCTAGTGGTTCTGAAACAGTGATTGAAATACCAATCGGAACTGGAAACTTCGGTCAAGACCCCGACATTGGAACGGGTGACGGTAGTGGATAATGTTGAGATATTTACTAGTCGCACTTTTAGTTTCTAGTTGTGCAAGTGTCCCAAAATTCTCAGACACCCCACAAGATTGTAAGAACTGGGAAGACGGAGTAAGAAAGGACGCAATAACTGGGATACGTAAACCTATATCCCGAAACTACATATGTGTAGAAGCACCCGTTGTAGTTAACTTACCTTCTTTTGTTGAGTTATTAAACTTACCACCCGCCGAAGAGAGACCTATAGTTGCAGTTTATAACTTTACAGACAAAACAGGTCAAAGAAAAAACAGAGAAGGTATAGCAGATTTCTCTACTGCAGTCACCCAAGGTGGTGTCGAAATGGTTATCGATGCACTTAAGACTGCTGGTGGTGGAACATGGTTTAGAGTCGTAGAACGAAATGGTATAGATGCATTAGTCAGAGAAAGACAAATCATACGTTCTGCAAGACAAGATTTTGCGAAAGCAACGGACACTCAAGCAAAAGGTGTCCAACCCCTATTATTTGCTGGAATTATAATTGAAGGTGGAATAATAGGATATGACACTAATGTCAGAACTGGGGGAACAGGCGCAAGAACCCTTGGAATTGGATATAGTCAACAATATCGTCAAGACATTGTGACAATATCCATGAGAGCTGTTTCAGTTCTTACTGGTGAAGTGTTATTGAATGTGCAGACTCGGAAATCTATATTATCAGTTGGAGGAAGTGGTGACATATTTAAATATGTTGAACAAGGAACTCAGTTGGTAGAGATTGAAGACGGAGTGGGAAATAATGAATCAGTGACTTATGCAGTGAGAACTGCAATAGAAGCTGCAGTGCTAGAATTAGTTTACCAAGGACACGATAGAGGTTTTTGGAAAATAATAGATGGACATCGTCACCCTCATCAAGCAGATGGGAAAAACGAACTCCATGATTTAAACACAGAGGAAAACGAAAATGAATAAACTTATTAGTTTTTGCTTAATTGCAATAATGTCGACACCGATTCTTTTCGCACAATCCACTGATGATAACGAGATTAAGATTACCCAAACAGGTGATACTTTAGACTTGTATATAGACCAAATTGGTTTTGGTAATAAGATAGGTTCTGATGCAACTGCTTCAGGAGCTATGACTATTACTGGTGCAACTTTGGACTTTGATTTGGATTTTTTAGGGAATTCAAATAAACTGTTCGGTTCTGTCACAGCAGACAGTTCAGTGTATAAACTAGACTTTACTGGCGATGAAAACAGTATAGACTGGTTAATCGGAGATGTAGGTAGTGCAGACTCATCAGACATTAACTTTGATGTCACTGGAAGTAGTAATACTTTCGACCTTGACCAAGGTAGTGTGTATAGTGCAGAGAGACTTAATTCAGACTTAATACTAATCGGTAGTTCGAATTTTTTTGATATTGATTGGGAAAGTGATGACTTAACTTGGGACTTTGAAGTCACGGGTTCAAGTAATAATATTAACACACTTCAGTCAGACGGGGAACAATCTTTGGTTGTTGACCTAGACGGAGATAGTGCAGATATAGATATTACACAAATTAGTGGAACGTGTTCGCCGTCAAACGCTTCATGTGCAACACCTAATGCACTAATTACACTGGATATTACAAGTGATAATGCAACAATCCAAATTACTCAAAAAGATTCATCTAGCGATAGTAATTAATCTCATGTTTATCAGTGGGGTCATACATAGTGACCCCATTGGTGATATTGTAGAATCTATCGGACTATCTAAACTCACAAGACAAAATCAAAATATAGAAAAACCAAACGTTGGTTTTGGTATTGAACTATATGACGTTGCAGAAACCGTAAATGGTAGAATGAAGATTGAGTTTTTAGACGAAGAAAAACTTGACCTAATCGAACATACAGTTGTATACATTGACGAAGTGTATTACGACCCCGACCCTTCTAAATCAAAAATGGCTATGAGAATGGTGCAAGGAACGGCACGATTTGCTTCAGGTAAGGGAAACAAAATAAAGAAAGCAAACATAGACATACAAACACCAACTGCTCAGATAGCAATTAATGGAACAGATTTCACAACAACTATTGATGAACTAGGAAGAACACTTGTTATACTTTTGCCAGACGAGGACGGAGTGACTCCTTCGGGTGAAATCAGAGTGTATAATGAAGGTGGAGAAACAATTCTAAACCAAGCTTACCAAGCAACAATGGTATCAAGTTTAGACCAACCACCAACTCAATCAGTAGTAATAAACAATTTAACAGTTAGTCTCATTGACAATATGTTTATTGTTAATCCACCAAAAGAAGTAAAACAAGCAGTAGAAGAACAGGCTGAAGATGACCTCGACCAAGACCAAGGTGTTCTTGATTTTGATTTTTTAGAATTTAATGAATTAGAAAAAGATATAGATGATTATACAGATGAGAATTATGATGCAAGAGGAAGTAGACTAGATATAGATTTTCTAGATGTAGACTTCCTTACAGATTTATTAGACATAGTAGAAGAATTAGAAAAGACAACTGCAAGTCTTGGTGACAGACAAAAAGGAAAAACAGGTGAATATGACCTAAAGGGTGCAACACTAGGATTCAATAAAGACTCACAATTTAACATATTTGTAGAAGACGGAGACTTGTATTTGTATAGAAATGTGAATGGTGTTATTGAAATAATCGTTGCATCGGGTGGTTCGGGTTTCATAGACACTAGGGTAGAAGGTTGGGAAGGTATAATAGAGTTCGGAAACGGAGACCCCAGCATACGTATCTTCATCAATCAATCTAACTAAATACTATACAGGAGGCAACTTATGGATAATTTTTATAAATTACTTAAGTGGCATGAGAGAAGAACCGAATGGTGGTTAAACGAATTCGGTATGACTCAGTATCAAGCTATGTGGTTTGCATGGTTTAAAGGTATATTAACAATATTAATATTACAATGGATATTTTAGGAAAAAAAACTAAGGATAAACCACTCTTAATCATAGGGTGGTTAATCCTACTCTCATATTGTTCAGTTGCATTCGCAGACAATGAAATTACTATTGTGCAAGAGGGTGACAACTTTTCTTTGAATATTGAACAATATGGTGATAAGAACGAAATTAAAATGTATGATGATTATTCATATTTAAATGGTGCAAATATGTCATTACATTTTTATCAAAACAATGATGGTTCAAATCAAAACACAATAGACCTTTGGCACTTAGATGGGTCAAATAATAGTATTCGTTGGGG